ACACAGCGTAACACCCCCAACGAAACCCCCAGGCATATGCAAGCGTATGAAATGTATGTGGCTGCCCGTGAACAAAACCTGCGCAACCCGGTTAGCCGTATAGCACGGCAGCTCGCGGTTGCGCGCGAAAGCGTGCAACGGTGGAAGAAAGTACACAACTGGCCAGAGCGATACGAACAACGCAAGGCGGCCAACCGTGAAGCTATTAGCGAAGCCTGCAATGGGCCAGTGGTTGAGGTAAAGCTGGCGTGGGCAACGCGGTTGAAGCAGGTGTGCGACCAGTGGTGGGAGTACCACTGCGGTACAAAAGAAAAGCTGGAAGCCTACGTCGTTGAGCTGTCGCTGGAACAGTTTGAAACCCTGCTGGCCCTGTACATGAGATTTCGCGGTGAACCAGATGTATTGCAACACCTGGAGGCACGGATTGTCCACGAGCACAGTTGGATTGACCAACTTGGAAGCAGCGATGCGAACGCACTCCTCGGATTTGCAAGAGCGCATGCTGCAAAAGTTGGCCCGCACTGAATTAGCCAAGTATGGCGAGTACGTGCACGGTTTCAAGCCTGCCCCCCATCATCGTCTGTGGTGCGATCTGCTGCAAGACCATACGCTGCAACGGCTGCTGATTGTAGCGCCGCCTGACCATGCGAAAACTACCTGGGTAAGCGTGGTATGGCCGGCGTGGGAGATAGGGCGGAACCGGGCGCTACACTTTGGCCACGTATGCAACACAGCTACGCAGGCGCAGGCCAACAGCATTGCGGTGCGCGACACCATCTGCGATAACCCGCGCTACCAGGAACGCTTCCCTGGCGTGCAGCCTGATTACTTGAAGGGCTGGGCGAACCATAGGTGGTACTTGCGGCGGGACGATCCGGGCGACAAGGATCCCAGCTACGTTTGCGCCGGTATGTATGGCCCCATTTTGGGCCGGCGCTTTACACTTGGCCTGCTCGACGACATCATGGACGAAGAGAACAGTGCCACCGAGCTGCAACGGGAAAAGGTGCAGCGATGGATTAGCACCACCTTCATGTCGCGCATACTGCCGGCGCATGAGGGCGGGCGGGCCATTGCAGTAATGACGCGTTGGCACGAACGGGATATAGCGCGCTGGATGCAGGAGCAGGGCTGGCTGGTAGTGCACATGCCCATGCGCGGGTATGGCGGCAAGGCGCTGTGCCCATTTTGCGCTAAGCTGCCGCCCGAGCAGACGTTGCACTTTGAGCGTAGCCCTGAAATGGTTCACTTCGAAAGCGGCATACTGCAATACCTACGCAGTACCACTGGCCAAACAGCACAACCCCCCCCCGCCGCAACAAAGCAACCCCGTAGTGCCACGACCAAGCCGCCTGCGTCACCCACAAAAGAACCGCTCCGGGGCGTAGGCGGCTCCCCCTTCCAGGTAGGTGGTGTGCTGAAACCACGTACTGCGATTGTGGGAGCTGATAGCGAATGTATTATGGGTGCCCACCTTGACGCCGACGGCCCGGCCAACGGGCTGGCTGCCGAGGGCGGGTTACTGTGGCCTGAACGCATAGGCGAGGCGCAGGAACAGGTAAAGCGGTTGGAGCTGGGGCCGCTGCGCTTTGAGGGCATGTGCCAGGGCAACCCGCACGTGCCGGCGGGGGAAATCATTAAGCGTGCGTGGTGGAAGTTTACCGACCGCTTGCCGGGCGGCTACCTGCATGTGGTGCAGATATGGGATACGGGGTACACGGAAAACAAAGGCAGCAGCTACAGTGTGTGCGGTACGTTTGGGTTGATGCCGGGGGCTGTGCTCGTTCTCCAATGGTTTCGTGAAAAGTTGGAGTGGACGCGGCTCCTACCCCAAGCGTACCTGCAATACAAGCGTGCAGTGGATGCCGGGTTGATGGTGAACGCGGTTAAGGTGGAGCCAAAGGCCAGCGGGATTTCGTTTGTGCAAGCCGTTATAACAGGCCAGGGCCGCCGCCCCGATTGGCCGCAAGTACCCATTACGCTGCTGCCTGCGCCGGTGCAGGACAAGGTGCTGCGGGCGCAAAGCGTAACCGGGTACATGCAAGCGGGTTGGGTGCAGGTGTTGCGCGAGGCGCGGTACACGTATGACTTAATTGAGGAATGCGCGCAGTTCCCCAACGGCCAATACAACGATCAGGTGGATGTGCTGGTGCACGGGTTGCGGTACTTGCTAATGGGCGTGGGGCAGGACGAGGATGTCGTGTTAATTGACGACACGCAGGAAGGCATGCCGCCCATAAGCGAGGGGTTGGATGAGCCAGATGAATACGGCTTTGGGGTGGTGACGTAATGGCCGAGGCGACAGTGGCGCAGGTGGAATTAGCTGATGGCTAAGCGGAAGCGCGTAAAGCCTGATGTGCAGGTAAAGCTGACGGCGATAATGGTGGATTGCCCAAGGGCGGAACCAGTGCTGGTGCGGCAAGCGATGTGGGATGTGCTGCACTCGCAGCAGCGCACCGATAACTTACTAGGGCTGGCGGTGGCTACGCTGGCCAACCGCTTGAAAGACTTGGGGCCGGGCGAGGTAATAGGCGGCCTGGAAGAGGGGATCAGCAATGGCCCGTAAAGCAAAAGGAAACGGCAGCGGCAATGGGCAGTTAATGGAAGGCGATCCGGGCTTGCTGCGCGATGCGTTGCAGGTAGTGGAGGCAATGGAACAGTTGCCGCCCGAAATGATGCAGGAAGCCTTCGGTTCGCAAGCCGCACTGGAGTTGGCGCTGGAGGATAGGGGGTGGCTGCGCACGGCGTTGGTGGGCAGCGAGATGGATCTACCCACGCGCGAGAACGTGCTGCCGATAGCGCGCCGCTTCTACCGTCGTGACCCACTGTCGCACCAAGCCGTGCGCTTGTGGACGGCCTACAGCGTGGGCACCGGGCACAGCGTTACCGCTAAGGGCCGGGCGGCGAGCATACTGGAAGAACTGCGGCTGGATCCGCGCAACCGCACCTTCTTTAGCGCGCAGGGGCAACAAAAGAACAGCAACCGCCTGCTGATAGATGGCGACTTGTTTGTGGCCATATTTGATACCGATAGTGGCTTTGTATTCCGCCGCTTGGATAGCAGACAAGTAACCGAAATAATTACCAACCCCGAGGATGCCGAGGAGCCGTGGTTCTATAAGCGCATGGTACCCGGCAAGGCCGGCAGCGAGGACAAGGCCATGTATTACCGGGATTGGGCAGCGCCGGATGAGGCGGTGCTGCGCGTGGATGGGCAGGGGAAGCCGGTGCAGCCTGATGTGGTGGTGTACCACGTGGCGAACGAGCCGCTGGGGTTGTGGGGTGCGAGCTTGCTGGAAAGCGGGTTGGATTGGAGCCGAGAGAACCGGAAGTTCATGCAGGCCCGCAGCGCAGTTATACAGGCTGTGGCCCGCTACGTTTACCACCTTACCAACAAGGGCAGTGGCAAAGCGTTGAAGGACTTGAAAGCGCGGCTGACCACCACGCTAACGGCAACGGGCGGTACGGAGCGCAACCCGCCGCCGGCTGCGGCAAGCACGTGGCTGCAAAACCAGGGGCTAAAACTCGAACTGCAAAAGCAGGATACGGGCGCAGTAAACGCTACGGCTGATGCCGACCTGTTCAAAACCATGTTTGGCTCCAGTGTCAACCTGCCACTCCATTATTTCGGAGACCCACGGACGGGCAATTTGGCCACGGCGACGGCAATGGAGCTGCCCATACTAAAGGGATTCGAAATGAACCAGCAGTTGTGGACGGATGTGTACCTGGATTTGTACAGGTACGTGTTGGCCCACCAGGGGGTTAAGGTTAAGAAGGCCGAGCTTGACGTGGATTGGCCGCCCATTATTCAAAAGGATTTGCCCAAGCTGGCCGATGCCTTGCAGAAACTGAAGGACGTTGTGCCCGAGCTGGCGGAGCGGGCTGAGATAATTGCGTTGGTGTTTGCGGCGGCGGGCGTAAACAACGTAACGGAAATTGTTGAGGCCATTATGAAGAAGCGCAAGGAGCGCGAGGAGGAAGCCAAAGCGAACCCACCCGTTGCCGCCCCTGGTGCACCCGTTGCAGGCCAACCGCCAGGGGCGGCGGCGGGTGCGCAGCCACAGGCGGGGCAGGTGGAGGCGTTGGCGGCGGCGGTGCATAGGGTTTGTGACTTAATGGAAGCAGGGAGTGTGATGTAATGGCCTACGACACATACGAAACAAAGGCACCCTGGATACTGTTCCGTTACAAACGCACAGATAGGTGGGCCATGTGCGTAGGTGCATCTATACGCATGCTGTGCCTAGTGTGCGGCAGCATCCGCCTGGTGTACGTACCGCCCTGGAAGGTGTGGTTCCCGGCGTGGTTCGCGCGCAAACACCCGAACCACATGCACCCGGCGCGGGCAGCGTTTCTGATTGAGCATTACCACGTGCACACAAACATGGCTCCACTTACCTGGGCCATACCACTGGCAAACCCGGAAGGCTATCGCGATTGGCAAAGGGATATAGAAATACCAGATGGGTTTATCACTACATAACGGGGTACTGGCGGAGGCGTTTACACGCATGCGCCACGTATTAGAGGCGGTAGGGTTGCAAAGCCCTGAGGGTGCGCGCATACAGCGCATCTTGAAACAAGACTTGGCCTTTTACTTCCGCCGCCTGCGTAGGGCCGTTGAGGACATAGGACTGGAACAACTTGTGCTGCAATATGGGCCGCAGCCTGGGGATGCAGATGGTGGCGAGCGGGCAGCAACGCAGAACGAGGTAAACCTGGGCAGGGATGTAGCAGCGCACACGGTCAAGCCGGTGGTGGATGGGCTGACCGAGCTGCTGTTCAATATACTGCTGCTCAGTTTGGACAGCGCCATGCGCGCCGGCTTGAAGCAGGGCGAGCAGGTGGAGCTGAACGAAGCGGGGGAGATGATTTGGTTGCGCGAGCAAGCCATCGAGACCTTTGAAGTGCCCGGCCCAGCCGCACTAGCGGCATCGCAGTTTGCAGCACAACGGGCGGCGCAGTTGGTTACTGGCATAAACCTGCAAACGCAGCAGCGCATGGCGCAGTTGATAGCGCGGGGCATACGGGACAAGTTGGGCGTGGAGGGGACGGGGCGCTTAATACGCCGCGAGCTGTTGGACATGTCCGTGCGGCGCTCGAACTTGATTGCCACAACGGAAATCAATGATGCCATGTCGGAAGCTATGCTGCAAAAGATGCAGGCACGGAATGCGCCCGGCAAGACTACCGTGCTCAGCCGGATAAACCCGTGCCCCGTTTGCATCAACAATCACCAGGCCGGGGCCATGCCTATTGACCAAGCCTTCCCCAGCGGCCATCAGCGGCCACCATTCCATCCCGACTGCCACTGCACGTTGGTTACGAAGAGGCTACGGCGATGAGGCAAAGTTTCGCAATGCAGCAAAATTCCATCAGCGTACACCCAGCAAGGTTGTGCGCCCCCGGAGGAAAACAAAATGGTGGCAGAAGCAGCAAGCGGTAAGTTGGTATGGTTGGATGGCGGCGGTAAGGAAATACCTAATGGTGCATTAGTTGCACTGTCGGGCAAGGTAGTAGGCCGCCACGGCGGGAACCAAGTGGCGG